GGGCGAGCAGCGGCAGGACGGAGGGCCAGGGTGGCGGGGATCGAGCCTGCCGCTTGCAGTTTTGGAGACCGGTGCTCTGCCAACATGAGCTAAAACGGCATGAAAAAAGCACTGGGCAAATGTTGCACAGTGCTTAAAAATGGGCAAAAGAAAACCACCGTCCGGGTGGATGGTGGTTAGTAATCGCGGAAGGGGCAGGCTTCGCAGATCTTCTTCCAGTTCTGCTTTACCTTGAACCGGGCAGGAATACAGCGGTCGATAACGCCTTGATTAGATTGACAATCGCCGGGTTCAATCCAATCATCTACCAGTGGACACTTGACACTGGCCGCTGTGCCGTTCTTGTCTGGTCTATACTCTACATTACCCAAGAATGCCATTTTTCTTCATCTCCTCAATCAAGGCAGTGGTGTTTTCATCAAATTCAGCACGGCTGTATGCGGTACGGATTTCGTGCTTTATTGTATTTACGTAGGCGGCACCTTCTGTACCATAATACCGTTCAAATTGACCGTTCCAAACTGAGACAGAAATCTTTGCATTTCGGATGTATTGCTTTGCCTGTTCTTCGCTGACGCGATGCTCCCGCTCTGCGTTGATGTGAGCATCATCGAAGGTCAAGGCGTCTACATTGATTTTGGTCGGTTCAAGATGGATAACGGCAGCTTTCGGCAGCTTTGCAGCAGTGCGAAGGTTCTCTATGATTATAGCATCTTTCTGCTGCTTTTCATAGTCCTTCGCCGCCCAATTCGCCCTGCTGCCCTCGCTCCGGCCAAACTTTGGCACGCTGGTGCGGGCGCTGTCCACACGGCCACCGGTGGCCTGTGCAAACTCTGCAAGGCTCTGGCGGGCCGCTTTCAGGCGCACAGCGGCGTCGGTGGGGTCCAGCCCGGCGGCGTCCTCGGCCAGATACCGCTTTTTCCAGCGGCGGACGTTCCGCTCCCGGGCACGCTGCATCTGGGATATCTCGTAGGCGGTGTACTTTTTGCCGTTCCACTCGATGTTCCGGGCGTTCAGCTCCCGCAGCTGTTCCTGTGTCCATTGGGGCGGGTCGCCCAGCTCCGGGAACACCGCGAAAAAGGTGTGGCGGCAGTTCCAGCCGCAAAGGCCTGCGCCGGTGCCGTAGCCGGTGGCGGCTTCAAAATCCGGGTAGTGTTTACCCTTGTAGTCCACCGCACCGCCCCGGTGGAAGCGCCTGCCTTGCCACGCGGCATGGGAAGGACGTGCACCGCCGTGGGCGGTCGTCTCCACAAATTCGCAGCCCATCTCGTCCATGCGGGCTTCTTGAAGCTTGCCGCAAGTCTGGTTCACACCGGTGAGCACGGCACGGCGGGCGGCCACCTCGATGCTGTCCTTGTGGCCGCTGGGATATGTGACCATGGGCATGTCGTCTGCAAGGCTGTCCACAGCCTGTTTGACGGCGGTTTTGTAGTCGAAGGCACCGGTGCTCACTTTGAGCCATGCAGCGTCCAGCGTGCGCTCAAAGGCCCCTGTGACGGTGTTTGCCGTGGTGGCGGTGAGGTTCTGCCATGTGCCGCAGGTCTGCCGCGCACCGGCGTCCAGCAGGTTGTTGAGGGCTGCACTTTCTTCAAAGGGCTGCGGCTCTTTGCCGTAGTGGTAATAGATGGTGTCCTCCCGCTCCATGGCTTCGGTGGCGGCCTGCAAAAGCAGCCTGCGGATGGCGGCCTCGCTCTTGCCGGTGTACTTCGCCAGCAGCTTCACCACGTCGTTGCGCAGCGCCTCGGTCTGCTGGTAGCGCCACAGCTGCCAGTTGGCGGTGGGGGTCACGGCGTCCATCTTGCCGATGCGCCGAGCAACGTCCTGTAAGATCTCGTCCTCGACTTGCTGCCAGAGCTGCACAAAGGCGTCCGGCATCTGGTCGAGGTAAGACGGCGGCAGCATCAGGCACCCCCGAAGGTGAGGGCTTCGTCAGTGTGGTTGTCCGCTTTGGCTTCCTCGGCCCATGCGTGGGCTTCCTTTTCGCTCAGGCCGTACCGGGCGGCGAGGTAGCGGCAGCGGGGCACAAGGCCCGCAATGGCGTCCTCCCGCAGCTGGTTTGTGCGTTCCTGCTCACTGACGATGTAACTGTCGTCCCAGTTGACGGAAATGCTGGTCTCCGGGTCCACCGGTGCGCCCAGCAGGTTCTTTGCCGCCCACAGGATGGCCCGCAGAATGCCGATCAGCGCCGTTTCAATGGGGATCTGGTTCTTGTTGGCACTCTGCACAAGGTCCTGCCGGCTGCCGGTGTACTCGGTGGCGGTGGCCACCTTGCCCAGCTCAAAACTGTACCGGTGACAGCCCAGACCGCACTTGAAGCTGAACAGATCCAGCATATCCTGCACGGCCCGGTGGTTGTCCTCGGTGCGCAGATCCGGGTTGTACTCGTGCCACTCCGGCGCGGCATCCAGACTGGCTTCCTTGCCGGGCAGCGAGAAGAACTGCTGTGCGCTCATGTCGTCGGGCGGGATGTAATGCGGCTGGCCATCGGCACCGATCACCACCTTGCACAGGCTGCGGTCGTAGAAGATCTTCTTGCCGCCAAGGTAAAGGTCCTGCCGGTAATTGTCAAAGGCAAGGTCTACGCCCTGCGCGGCGTCCAGAGCTTCCGCGAACACGGCCATGCCCAGACCCGTACCGCCGTCGATGTTCTTCTCGGCGGCAGGGGAAAACAGGCTGAACCACGGCGGGGAGCCCTCCGGCTGCAATTCAGTCACCGTACCTACAGGCGCTTTGCGCGGCGTGAACACCGGTGCACCGTCCTGACCCTGACCGATCTCAAACCATTCGTTGGTGAGGGTGTACCCGCCGTCCCTGACCGTGTGGGTCTGCAGATAGGCGCAGGGCCTGCCGTCTATCAGACATTCCGATACAAATGCGGCTTCGGTCACGATGCCGCGCTCCACGCTGATGGGCAGGATGCAGGATGCCGGGTCGTAGTCCAGTACGATGCGGGCATCCGGGTCTGCTTCCAGCTGGCCGTCTGTGCCCTTGATGCCCTCCACGCTCAGCACGAAAGCGCCGGTGCCGGACCAGTAGGCTTTCTCCACCAGCTTGTTGGCGTTCTCCCAGAAATGCAGCTGCCGCAAAAGACCGCCGGTCTGCTGTTCATCGCTGCCCAGCAGGTAGGCGGCAGTGGCTGCGTCGCCGATCTGGAAGGTGGTCTTGTCGTTGAGCAGCAGATTTGCCCAGTCCTCGCACACGCGCTTGGGCATCCGCAGGGACGCCCGGCGGCGCTTGTGTTCGCCGTCCTCCCGCGTGATCTTGATATTATGCACGCTGGGTACATAGCCCTGCCACCACTGCCGCCATTTTTCAATTTTGGCATAATAGGAGGCGTCGATCTGCAGGCGCTTGGTTTTGTTCAGGTATTCAATAAAAGCGGCAACGTTCATCTTGCAGTCAGTCTCCTGTAATCGCGTTCGATGGTGTACTCGAAGGCATCGAGGGTGTCAATGTCGGTGGTGCCGTCGTCCAGACGTTCATCCACGCCGGGGTGCTTCTGGCTCCACAGGGCGCTGGCAAGGGCGTCCCGCAGGGTGGCAGCTTCCGGCATATACCAAAAGCGCCCGCCGCCCATCAGGATGGACGTCAGGCGGATGCGGTCGATGATCTGGATCTTGGCGGAGTTGTTGACCCGGTCGGCCAGCCAGCTCAGGCGGGAGGCACGCAGCCGGGTGCGGATGTGGTTGATCAGCGTCTGTTCGGCGCTGTCGCAGAAAAGATAGTGGATCTCGCCGTACCGCGCAAACACGGCGGTGCAGAAATCGATCAGCTGCGCGGCAAGGTAGTCAGCGTCCTGATCCTTCGGGTCGATGCAGGCGGATGCCAGACCCACGACCCCCGCCTTGGGGGGCCGGAGGCCCGGGGCCACGAATGCGCGCCCGGAGCCATTGGCGCCAAACTCCACCCCCCTGGGGATGGGCCCCGGGGGGCAGGGGTTGGCTGCGGGCCAGAGGAAACGCCCATCCCCGGCGGCAATGCTGTCCGCAAAGGGCCGGTAGATGATGCCGCCCGCTGCGGCCCACTGGCCGAGGATGAAGCGGTTATAGTAGACCGTGCCCGCGTACTCCTTTTTCAGCTGAGCCACGAACTCCGGCGGCAGAGTGGGGTTGTCGTCGATGGTGTAGGCCTGACAGTAGATGTCCGCGTCGCTGTCCAGAAACTGCTTGAACCAGTGCTGAGGATTATCCGGGTTGCAGGTGCCGTCAAAATGGCTGTGCGGACAGGACAGACGGCTTTTCAGCATCTGAAATACACCTTCGTCCCATGTGGTGATCTCGTCCCCATAGGCGTACTCGAAGGCTGCACCCTGAATGCGGGCAATGTGCTTTTTGTTGTCAGCACCCAGCACGTACACCTTGCGGCCGAACAGCTGCACGATGTTGCCGGACGCCGAAGTGCGCACCACGCCCACAAGCTCCGGACCCCAGAGGGCCCGCATAGGCTCCAGCACGTTGCGTTCCAGCGTGCCGAGGGTGTTGCCCAGCATGACGCAAAGGCCCTCGTCCCGGGCCGCGCAGATGCGCTTGGGGATGGTAACAGCGCAGTCCAGATAGGTCTTGCCGGAGCGGGTGGCCCCAGTCTTGACGTTCCAGCGGTGGGAGCAATTGCGAAGGAACTCCTGCTGAAACTCAGTCAATGGCACTGTCCACACCTCCCAGCAGCTTGCGGGTAGCTTCCAGTGCATCGGCGGCGGGGTCCTCCTGCACGGTCTCCTCGCCCAGCATCTTCAGCAGTACGCCTGCCGCCCGGGCATCACCGCGCTTGGCGGCTTCAGTAATGCCCATGACCACTGACATCTGATTGTCGATGTCCTCATTGTCCACCGCATCCCGCAGCAGGGCATTCACCCGGCGGCGGTCGGTCTCCGGCAGGCTGAGATAGTAGTCCGCCGCTTCTTTCATGCTGCGCTTGCGGCGGCGGGCCGCACCGGAAGCAATGCCGCCCTTCTGGGCGATCTGTCTCTGTTCGCTCTCCGTTCGTTCGTTGAACGGGATGAGATTTTCTTCGTTGGCCACGTCACCACCTCTCTTACCGTAAAATCAAAAAGCCGCCCGGATGGACGGCGTGGGAATATCAAAAAAGCCAGCACGTTTCCATGCTGGCGGTTGACGCACAGCCTGCCGGGAAACTTCACAAACCGGCTTGCGGATTCTGTGGCCTCCGTGGTATGCAGAGCCTGCTCGGGCTGGTAAGGAGGTCAACCACCACTCTGCATACAGCCACGAGCGGGCATGTCTGCCCATGCGTCAGGCGTTTGCCGTGACGGGGCACGGCGTTGTGGTGCCGCCCTTGGAATCGAACCAGCCGTGTCTACACACACGCGCCGCGCTCCAAACTGCGCTCAGGCGGCATAATAGAAGCAGTCCGCGAAGTGTCAGTGAGAAGCAGCTATCCCGTCGAGTAAGGAAGTAATCGATGACGCCTGTGGAGGATGCACTTCGGAGACTGCGTAAAC